GTACGATGATCAAGCTTACCATTTCGTGTAATAAAGTCTCGGAACTCCTTCCATTCGGGACTCATACAGTTTATACCGACCATCGATTCGCACAGAAGAGGGTGCGTGTTAATGAAACGTGTTACTGAGAGGAGGTATTTCCTGGCATGGACCCCTCTTGGGGCCTGGGTAGCATACATAACTCGTGGAGCTTTGTCTTTTACAATTGGGGTCGGTTCATCCTTCAGACACGCCTTGTAAATAGGATAGGCCCTCTCACCTCTGTCGTAACATTGCTCAATACGCAAAATCTCATCATGAACGCCCTGGTCAAAATCGACCGGGTTGACATAGATATCATCAGGTTCAATCTCATGCATGTAACTACTCTTTGGGCCACCCAATGGATATCCTATAGATGTGTTGACATTAATTTTATCAATGAATCTAATTCCTGGAATTCCATTAATGGCCTGTTTCGTATCCAAAACGCCAAACATGTCTCGTGCATACTCATTTTCACGAATGTATGATGCAATCGGTTTACAGTAATCATCAACTGCCCATGCTACGACACGTGGATAAAATCCGTTTGATGGAACCACAATGTTTGCAAGATTTTCTCTCCAGGGCAACCACCGCGGTGTCATCTTTGGGGGACCCCACTTCTGTTCGCAAGACATAAAAGCCCCCACTGCTGCAGAAATAAGGGAACCTACGACTTTTGATGTCGCAGTCACTCCTCCCAAACATTGTCCATAGATGGAAAAGACATTGGACTTGGTCAGGTAACACACGGGACTGTACTTGTCGATTTGACGGCTAGTTAAATTCTGTATCCCGTACGTCTTCAAAGGAAAATCACCTGACGCATGCGGAACCACTCTCCTACTCGTCAGCTCTACAATAGCATCATCCAGAGCTGTTCTCCTTAGTGTGCCACATATACCGAACTTCTTGTTCTTCCCACCGAGGTGGAACCCAGTAATATGTTTGGTTTTAGAATTGGAAATCAGAACTCCCATACACAGACCCTTACCAGTACCACCTTCCAGGTTGTAACTGGCACCTTCAAATTGGCTGTAGGTATGACCTACTCTACCACTGGACAAAACTGTCGGTTCACGCCGGATTGTTCCATCGCTATTCCTATACACAAACTGTGCGAGGCCTTCACTCTTCACGTCAAGAAACAGACGTGTGATATCAGCCAAATCACCGCACAGGTCAGCATTGACAAGAACCAGATCTGT